TATTTACACTAGAAATTAATTGACAACCATAACCATAGTTACCAGCCCCCGGAGCAATGTTATTATACAACGAAGAAACAAGATGTACTTCCCAAGTCTCTTCATCTGGAACAACAAAATCTTCAGTATAAGTAACTTTACCAAAGTTCATCCAGTTATTAGACCAAGCCGCAAATCGATAAACGCTGTCCGTTCCAAGCAGAGTAACAGTAGTAAGAGGTGTAGTTACTTTAGAGTATAGACCAAAAATCGGAGTACCCTTGAACTGTACAGTACCTGTAAAATTACAGACACCCTTAGCAGTAAGGGCAGACTCAGTAACAAGATTACCCATACATTGTGTAGCACCGTTAAACTTGTTGATTCCATCTGAATAAAGACCACCTGTAATAGAAATGTTACTAGCAGAAAGAACACTAGGAGCCTTAACATACGAACAAGTTCCAGCCCCTTGAATAGACTTAGCAAACAGAACATAGTTAAGTTCATCTGGTGTAACAGAAGAGATTTCCCAAGTTCCATTGAAGTCAGTAGGACCAGCAGTAACCGTGATAACTTGACCAGCAACAAGACCGTGTCCAGCAGACACAATTTTTACGGTTGTAATTTCGCCAACAGTTGTAGGAGAAATCGTCTTAAGAGTAACAATAGTTCCAGCGTTAGGAGCAAGGGTGATATCCTTAAGAGCCTGTCCTGCTAGGTTAAAAGAACAAGTAAGAGGGCTATTAAGGAAACCTGTAGCCGTAATCTTTCTAAGTTTAGTGGGTGGCGAAGTAGCAGACAAATCGTGAATCAAGAATGAGTCCCCTACCGCTACTGTGTTTGCAGGAAGTGTAGTCTGTCCAATGATTGCATCATCATCAAGACTAGCATTGTTAATGTGATTGTTGAGTCTGTCACCAGTTACCTGTTGACCGTCAACAAATGTGTCCCCTCGTTTAATTTGTGCCATAAGTTATTTTTTGCTAATGTTGTTCTGAGTCCAGACAGTTGCGTACACAAAACTAGAGCGAATTGTGGGTCTGTCGTTATCAGATGTAAATTTTAATTGAATGCCAGAACCGTTTTTTCTGATAGGATTTCTACGCATAGAGTCCTCGGTAGTAGTGTAACTATAACCTTCAATAGTAGTAAGTGAGTCTGGATTTGTAACTACAGCCTCTGTAAGAACGCTACTTGAGCCTTCAGAGACCATTTCAACTTCAACTGTACTAAACCTCTTTTGTCCAAGGCTTTCGAAGTTATAGCGTCTTGTCTGAAGAACTCCTGTAATTTTATTCTTAGGGAAAGAACTTTCATCAAGCAAGGCACTCAGTCCATTGCCACAGGCAAATGGAAGAATAGGCGTACCTTGGTTAGGGTCTCCAATAGCCCAGTCTTGATACTCATCGTAATTCAATTCATCCATCAAAAAGATGCCTTGATTTGTATCTACAATAAACACTCTTTTTTCGTTGTTACGCTTACATACGATAAAGTTAAACACATCAAACCCAGCAGGGTAAGTGTCAACGGACTCCCATCCTTTTAGGATAAAGTTGTAAACAAGAACGCAGTTGTTTGTTTCAGATGTACCAATTGGTACGGCAAGGTAGTATCTGTTGTTAAAGTAAATGGCAACAGACCTGTATGCGGTAGTCTTATTGATAGTCTGAATGACATCGTTAATCTGTGCAGATAGAGGTTCAGCAACAGTCAGAAGCCTAACAGAGTCATTAGACGAGTTGTTCTGAGGCTGTAGGAAATACACACCATTGTCAGACAGGAACAGAATGCCACCATTGGCTTGGACTACGGTTCTCTTTGCAAGACAGCCTGTGTCGGTAACAAGAGACTTAATAAAAGATGTGGTAGAAAGACCGTCACCAGTAGAGTATCTGCCAAGACCAATGTTTACATAAAAGATGCTGTTTCTAAGGAAGACAAGAAACTCATTAAGAGTCCAAGGCGTAATGGAAATTACTTCATCATTACCACCTTGGTTAAACAAGAATTCATCAACCGCATCCCAACTCAAGTGTTCTAGATAGTTAGCAACGCATACGGCATAGTTAGACCTTCCTTCACTTAAGTAATGCTGACCACTAGCAATTAGTCTGTTAGAATAGTACAGAAGCCCATTGCAGTTAGGAAATTGATAGCCATCTGGCTGTGTTGCTGGAGCAACAATAAGAGGGTCATATGTACCAAACGGAGTAATGGAGTTAGCCAAGTCCCAAATCAAGGGTCTCTTGTTATGACCTCTTGTAATAAAGACCTTCTCCATCGCATAACAGATTTCACAACCATCACTTGTAGTAATAGTTTCTCCAGCAAAAGAAATTGGACCAGTAACGCCAGATGTCTGTGGATTGTATGTCCAGAGTTCATTGCTGAAAACAGTAGCAACCGTAGAACCTGTAATTAATACAATGATTTCCTGTCCTGCATTGTCTAGGTAAGAACCACAACCATACACGGTCTTGCCAATGATATCGCCAAGGGTAAGACGCTTAATGCCTTTGCGAACTGTCGCTACACCTCTGTCTAGACGAAAGTTCTGGGACTGAGTAACAGTACCCTGCTGAAGATGGGATGGGTTGTCTCGGCTATTTAAGCCAGTAAAGCCCATATCCCCATCTTTCTTATACTCAATGGGCATTAGTCCCCCTTCTTCAAGGCGTTAAGAAGTGCCTTACCTTTGCTGATGGTCTGAGAGTCAGCGTTCTTAACGCCAATCCAAATGCCAGCAACAAGGAATGCTGTGTGGGTAATGAGAAGGATGATTATGGAGGTCATAGATTAAGGAATATAAAGCATATTGTAGCCGTACTGATTGGTAGTATAGCATTGAATCCAATTACCATCTTTTCGAACATAGTAATTGTTGTCCTGCGGAGCATCGCCAAGAGTGATGTGAGATGACAGAGGTTCCCAAGATTGATTGATGCGAATGTAGGGAACGCTGTCGTAACTTGCATCGGGGTAAGTACCACCATCATTTCCCTGCTGACCCTGCGAACCATCATTTCCATTCGGACCCTGTGCTCCAACCGAAGCAACCACCTGCCAATAGGATGGATTGTTTATAGGATGGTATCCAGCACCACCAATGTAATTATACAGCACATAACTTGAACCATCAGATGTGACAAAATCTCCAATAGAATAAGTGTAACCGTTATCGTAAGCACCCATATAAACCCAAGCAGTTGCATTGGCTCCAGCAGGTCCAGCAGGACCAGTAGGACCAGTAGGACCAGTAGGACCAACAGCACTAGCAATAGTCTGAACACTTCCGTTAGAGAACTTAATACCAGTAACATCAACTGATAGACACGCAGTAGCATCTGGAGCAACGCCAATGCCAACTTTACCAAACTGGTCTACCACAAATTTGGTAGAGTCTGGAGTTGCGGAATCTTCAACTTCAATGGCATTACCAATACCTGCCTGTGTAATGCGAAGACCTGCAACAGTTGATGTGCAAGAAATAATTTGATTGTTTGAGAAAGTGTTTCCTGTGTTTGTGTTAGCAACAGTCTTTAGAGTCCCACTTGAGTCTTTAAAGTTAAGGTTAGTTCCAATGTAGATATCACCTGCTACACCAACAGTTGGGATTACCCCAATCCCAATATTTAGACTTGAACCGCCAGCCGTAGGAGGGGCAAGATTAATTTTTCCAGTAAATGTAGCACCAGCCAAATTAGCCTTACCAACAAGGTCGTTAAGAACAACAAACCTGTTTACCGATGTAGCAGACGGTGCGGAACTAATGGCATCCAGAGAAGGTTGCGAAATTTCCGTTCCGACTTCTACAACATTTGTAGGAATCTGAGTACCAACTGAGGCAGAGATTCCCATTAGACTTGTGCGTAAGCGAGGTGAACGACAGTACTAGCAACAGACGAACTGCATCTGACAGTACCGTTGTAGTTATCGATGTTAATGTTACTAAGCGGAGGAACAAGAATTCCAACAGCACCAACACTATCAAAAATGACAGTCACATTGGCGGTGGCAGACTTGTTCTGAATAAACACCATTGTTCTTCTAGTGGGAAGAGCAGGAGGGGTAAGGATTTCTACAACCGTGTTAGGCGTAGCGGACATAGTGATGTCCGAATGAACCATCTTTCTTACGGATGGGGAGGAGAAGTTAATATAGGAGGAGGACATTAAGCGTATGGATTAGTAAAGTTGATTTTTCGTGTTTGATTTTGCTGTCTGCAATATTTGTCTACTTCAATGGCAATCATCATTTCAGCCTTCTGTTCAAGACCAGCACCTTCTTGAATCTTGCCTTCAGAGATTAGGAAATTAGCCGCCATACCCCAAGCCATATAGTTGCCAAAGATGTAGGGAATTGAAATCTTTGTCCATTGGGTAGGGTTATTGCTAGGGTTAGAGCCAGCGGTAGTAGAACTAACGGTACAGTAGTAGAAATCACCGCTGTGAGGCTTACCAGTTACAGGAACATAAGTGCCAGTAGCGGAGCCAGAGTCAAAATAAATCTGTGCATTCTGGTAGTACACATCGGTGGCTTTCCAGATTGTGCCAGTAAGGGGAATAAACTTGGTTCTATAAGAATAGAAACCAGCCGTAAATAGACCGCTAGGAAGAATCACCCTTACGGATGTGCCTAGGTCATAAATCTCGTATTTAAGTTCAAGTGCTCTGGAGGTGATTTGCGGGTTCTTGTCAAATACACCAAGAACTTCACCAGCCGTAGCCATTGGAGCAAAGTAAGTTACTCCAGCCGTGTCAGTAAGGGCAGTAAATGTAGTCAGTCTAATTAGGTCTGGGAATTCCTGTGACTCCCAAACCTCACGCATACGAGCAGATGCAAAGTCTCTGAACTGTGCAAAGGTCTCGTCATTAATATTGTGTCTGTCGTTACCGCTATACTGCAACGACTCAAATAGGATTTGGGAAAATTCTGTGGTACGCATTAGGTAATGAATCCGTCAGCACCAAATATGGAGCCTTGGACTACTGTCTTTTTAACATAATTCCGCACCGCACATTCTGGGTTATCCCGAAGGAACTCCCGCATAAATTGTTTATCCTTCCAGCAATCGTAGCCAAGTCTATGACCCCAATAGTGAAAAGCATCATCTGGAATGTTGGCAACCTTACGCCCGAAACCTTCAATATTGTTGGCTTCGTGCGTATGGTTGAAATGAGCCATCTTAGTGGCGTTAGCCTTGGCAACAGCCTCATTCATTCTCCAACCGTGGATGAGTTCCCGCTCCAAATCCTTATGGAGATGGGCGGGAATCACATCGACAAGTGACTGAACGATATCTTCAGCCACGAATTAGTTACGAGGTGAAGTCGAACTTAGCGAGACCGAGGGGATTCTTGACGATGCAAGTAGCCACGGCTTCGACAAGTCGAGCAGGACCACCACCATTGTCAGTCAGTTCCTTGACCTGTGCGATGTTGCCACCATAACCAACGCCAACCAAGTCCATATTCAGCAGGTAACCGCAGAAGTTGTTCTTAAGGAAGAGAGAGGTGTGGAGACGAATCGAGCCAAAGTCACCTTCGAAGACATCGATACCAGACTTGTACACGCTGGCTTCAGAGTCTCTGTTAAGAGTTCTGATGACCGAAGCGGTGTTAGCCGTACCATTCTGTCTGGTTGTGTAGGTGAGGTTCGTGAAGGCTTGCTTCAACTTGTAGCCAACGAGACCGTCAAAGGACTGCGAGCGACCAGTCTGTTCAAAGACCGAAGCCAGCATATTCTGACAGACCGTTTCATCAAGGAGGGCAGTACCAACCGTGGAGATGCTGGCGGTAGGAGTGCGGAACGGAGCAGGGACAGCCAGATAGGTGTCACCTGTGAAGTCGTTCTTAATCCAGCCATCGAGACCACGAGTAGCATAACCCTGCGAAACGCCATCGTCAGCCTTGGGAAGATTGCCAGAGCAAAGAGTCTTCTC